CGACCAGAACATTTCAGTCCTAAACAATGCGCCCCCGCTGGATGTTCTGCGGAAAGAGCTTGAGAGGCTTATTGAAAACTTGAAAAAACCGTATGTTGGGAGCGTGTAACCCCTTTTGGGAAATGTTCCAGAAGCCTACTACGAATTCATCATGGACTATGCGCCTTACGTTTACGTGGTTCCACCAGACACCCCAGACCCAGAATGGGGACGCGCCGCTTTTGCAGCAGCCTTCGCCATAGACTTCCTCTACGAGGCTTACAGCAGCAAGCAGTTTGAAGACCGCAAAACAGAAATTTACAACAAAATTGTAAGTCTTGCAGACTGGGTTTTAACCCAGCAATGCACAAACGATGCGAAAAAAGCTTATGGCGGGTTCAAATCAGCCGAAAACAGCACATACTATTACGCGATAGACGCTTGCCGAGTTATCCCATCGCTTTTGAAAGCCTATGAATTAACAAGCGATAGCGACTACTTGAATGCTGCCAAACTTGCTGGAAACACCTTCCTTAAAACCATGCAAGACCAACAAGCCTACGGCGGTTTCGCAAGAGCCGTAGACATTGACGATGATTGGCTTTTGCAGTTGGATGTGGAATGCCTTTACGGGCTTATTGGCTTGAAAATGCTTGCTGAAAATTATGATGTGGCAAACGCAGACTTGTATGCAACTATTATGACTAAAGCTGTTGACTTCCTACGGGGAGGCTTTGAAAACCTGTGGCTTCACTTCGACCCAGCAGACGGCGAGTGGCATAGGGTGGGCTTAAGCGAAAACGAGGTTTACGACGACCCATTCGCCTACGCTTTGGTTGGGCTATACGAATATGAAGGATGGAGCCTATCATGCCAAAAAGTTTACAACTTTATCAACACGATTAGGGCTTCTGCACAGTATCCAGCCTATAATTCGGCTATTTGTTGGGCTGGCTACATAAACGTGGTTTCGCGTTTTCCAGCCTGCGACTATTACGATGCAGTTACAAGCGGAATCCTTTGGCGAATACGCCGAAACCATGACAAACCAAGCTTCGTCTTCAGCAAACAAATCATAAAGAAATATGCTGAAAACTTCATGTTTTGGGGCGTTAAACATTCAGATTACAGTCCTGCGGAAAATAAGTGGGCTATGGCAACGGTTTGCTGGCTTGCGCAGTTTTTCCTAAACTACGAAGAGCCTTTGACGCGTTTCACGCAAGTTCTGCGTTCAAAAGGCGAGACAATAACGCTTTACCCAGTTATAGAGATTGGCGAAACCGTCAGTTACAGTGAAGGCATAGACATCAAAGCCGTAGTTTCGCCAACAAGAAGCGACGAAGTGCTAATCGAACCTGGCTACATAATCAACGACTACATAACCGTTTACGCTTTTGCGCCTTTGAGGCAGCATGACAAGGTTAGGCGGAAAGGTAGCGACTACACAGTTTTAAGCGTTCAAACTTTCGATTTGAAGGGCGAAACAGCCTATTTCAAGGCTACTTGCAGGAGGCTGGTGGGCACATGAGCGAAATGGAAAATCCTGTTGACACGGTTGTTAGGCTTCTAAGCCAAAACATGCACGTAGTCAAAAAAGACGGTTCACTTGCCTCCATAATTGTTAGCCGAGAATGGGTTGACCGCGAACTATTCAAAAACGTTGATGGACAAATCACAGTTGGCTTAGCAGAAAGCCGAGACACAAAAATCGAAATAAGCGGTAGACTTCGTAGGCGTGTTGGCAGCTTACGCGTTAACGTTTGGAGTCAAGACGCTTACATCCGCCAGAAAATGGTTGAAGAAGTTAATCGCATTGTAAGGCAGAACCGCAACAGTCCAGGCGGCAACCTATCCTACTTGGATGTTGTTTCTTACCGTGACGTTGACCGTGTGAACCTTAAACCCTTCATCTACTGCACAGAGTTTACTCTAAAATCATGGTCCTTCGAGGACATAGGAGGTGTTTTCTAAATGCCAACAACATATGGTGCGCATGAAACCCGCATATACTATGTGGTGGAAGACATCTATGGGCAGACGCCAGCAAACCCTACAATGCTTGGCATACCCGCGGAAACCATAGACCCCGCTATTAGTCCCTCAAACATTAAAGTGCGAGGCGTAGGTAGCATCGACTTACAAGCAATAAAGACAGGTTTGAGGACTGCTAGTTTAAAAGTTGGCTATCCGTTGCCAAGCGAAGCGCCAATAGCCTTCCTTCAATGGGCAAAAGTGGAGCTGGATAAGTCATTAAGCATTCAAGTGCTCTACTACAAAGGCGTATTCGCCTCAGCAACCGACATAACCTCGCTAATCTACAAAGGCTGCAAATTCCAAAAACTAACAGTTGAATGCAGCGTAGAAGAAATCATAAAGGCAACAGCCGAACTTACTGGACAAACCCTAGAAGTTGGAACAAACAAAATCACGGGTGCAACATACGCAGATTACGCTGGAGCAGTTCCATTCTACGAAAGCTATGTGAAAAAGGGCATCGCAACACTTGAGCGAGTCACAGACTGGAAATTCACCATAGAAAACAACCTGAAAGCCGTGCCAGTAATCCGCCAAACAAACGGAATCATCATAAAATATTTGCCACATAGACACCGAAACCTAACAGGCGAACTAACACTAGAATTCGAAACAAAGGAAGAGTTTGAAGACGTAATAAACGACGCAGAGTTTAGCTTAGAATTCGGCTTAGGCGGAACAAACAAGGCTGTCTTCAGCAACTGCAAATGGGAAAACGTAGCGTCGCCAACACGCATAGAAGAACTTGTCTCATGCAAAGCCTCTTTCACAGCAAAAACAGTTTCCATAACCTAAAAAGGTGAGGCGTTCTAAAATGCGAAAACAAGTTTTAGAAATCGACAAAAGGTTCGGAGAGGAATACGCTGGAAAATACGTTTTCACAGAATTAAGCTGGGCTAAAAGAAACCGCATAATCCAAAAACACACAAAATACTCGCCAACCACAGGACAAGTCACAAGCAGCGACTACGTGACAATCCAAGCAGAAACCATAATGGCTTCGCTAAAAGAACAACCACCCCACAAACCCATAACCATCGAGAAACTCCTAAGCGAAGACCCAGAAAAGGGCATACCAGTAGAACTCGGAGAACTCTTCAGCCAAACCGTAAACAAGCTTAACACCATCACCATCGAAGAAACCGCTTTTTTATCAGAGCCATCCGCAGACAAAAACCAAACCATGTGCTCACAGAATTCCGCATGTGCAAAGAGTTCGGTTGGACACCACGCCAACTCGCAAAACAGCCAGCAAAAACAATCCAACAATTCATCGTCATCCTCAACGAGTTAGACCGTCAAACAGAGGAGGAAAAAGCCAAAGCAGAGCGTGAAGCAAAATGGCGTTCGAAATAACATGCGACATTGAAGGCGTTGAAGAGTTCAAACAAGCCATGCAACAATTTAATAGCGAAATGCAAAGGCATGTGCATAGGCAGTTGGCAACTTGGGCTGCAGACATCAAAGCCCTAGCCCAACAGCTTGTTCCAGTCAGAACCGGACATTTACGCAGTAGCATTTACGCTAAAATTCAAGAGTGGGTTGCCGAAATAGGTGCAGAAGCCACCTACGCATTATTCGTTGAGTTTGGCACGCGTTACATGCAAGCCCAGCCATTCTTTTACCCAGCAATTCAAGAGCATTTGCCAAGGCTTGAGCAGATTATCTGTGAGGCTATTGACCAAGCGAAAGCGGAGGCTGGATTATGAGCTTCAGAGAAATCGCCGTAACCATTCGCGCTGTTAACCGTGCAAGCAGCGAGTTTACAAGAATCCAAACGGACGCTGAAGCCCTAAGCATGCGCATTAAAAGCCTCGGCTCAGCCATTGCTGGTTTAGGCGCTACTGGCACAGCCATTGGGCATATAGCCCATCAGTTCGGCTTATTAAATGATGAACAAGCGCGTGTTTTCAACAGTGCAATGATGGTTGTCAGTGTTATGGGCATGTTTATGCGCACAAGCCTAGGCGTAGCCCTAGCCCAGAAGGTTTATGCTGCCGCTTGCTGGGTGGCGACCGCCGCTCAAAACGCGCTTAACATAAGCTATGCGACTTTTCTAGCTTTGACTGGTGTAGGCGTTGCGGTCATTATTGCGGCGGCTGCAGCCATGTGGCACTTCGCGAGTCAAATGAATGCTGCAACTGCAAGTGTGCAAAGCTTCAACGAGGCTGCCGCTGAACTGCCTGAAAGAAGCCGTAGTATTCGCAGGGCAGGCGAAGAGGAACTGTATAGGCGGGGTGTGGAGTAGCCCCTTGAGCGTTGAAATTCCAAAGGTTTCTGTTGCTTTCGGCTCTTATGGCATTCCGCAAGCTGATGTTATCGAATGTCGTGTGCATTTGGGCTGCACAAAAGAAGTAAGCAGTTTCGAATTGTTATTGCAGAATTGGGATGGCAAATACAGCCCAAACGGTGCAATTCCGCTTGCTGTTGGCATGGACGGGCATGTTGACATTGGAAGGGGCGTTAATGTTCCGCAGATTATTACTTGTCGCATTGAATCTATTAAGTATGAATCTACGCCGACAGAATTTTATGTGCGTGTAAGCGGCAGATGTTGGGGTGAGCACCTCTTCCGCCGTGTCATAACGAAAACTTACGAGAATGCTAAGGGCGAAGAAATTGTTAAGGATTTGCTTGACAATTATGTTGGATTAAGCCATGTTCGCGGCGGGACAGAGCTTGTTGAGGCTACGGACACGACTTACGCTAAGCTTGAGTATCAGGACACGCCTGTCTTCGACATCATCAAGTATATTGCTGAGTCAGCGGATAAACAAGGTGTTATAGGCTTTGACTTTCGCGTAGCGCCAGACGGCAGGTTCGAGTTTTTCCCGCGTAATAGTAAAACTTCGCCGGTGAGCCTTTCCGAGTGTATAGAGGAGTATGAGCTTCGCAGAGATATCCACAGTATACGTAACAAAATAATTGTTTATGGGGCTGCGGACAAAAGCGTTCCATTAGATAAGGATGCTTGGACTGAAAGTCTCACGCCTTCTGATGGCGGTTGGAGCGGCAGCAACATAAGCTTGGACACGGCTAACAAGGTTAGGGGTTCTGCAAGCGTCAAAGCCTATGCTGAAGGCTTGTATTATGCTTTTGCCATCTTCACTTTAAACAGCGGAAAAGAAGTTAATGCGAATCTCTATCCGACCTTAAACTTTTGGCTCATGCTTGAAAATGCTTTCAGTGGAAATGTTACCCTAAGCTTGTGGAATGATAATGAGACCACATGGGTTGTTCACAACTTTGACGTTGGTAAGGAGAAGTGGCAGCAGAAACAGGTGAAGGTAGGTGAAGCCAATAGTGACTTTTGGGAGTTGGTTGGAACTGGCACGTTTGACTGGACGCAGATTAAGCGGGTTAGGGTTGACTGCTGGTTTCCAGGCGTTGGAAGTGGCAGTTTCTGGCTTGACGGCTTGTTCTTTGGCGGACGCCGTTACCGCAGCACACAAGAAGACACGGCGAGCCAAAATGCTTATGGACTTCGCGAGTTAACGGACACGGACGAGGAGCTTTACAGCGACAACGAATGCCTTTTGAGAGCTAAGGCTTTGCTGGTTCACTATAAAGACCCAGCGGAATATCTAAAACTGCGAAGCACAGTCATAGACTATGGTGATACGCCGCTTTTGCCTGGCGACAAAGTTCATGTGGCTTTGCCGAATGAGGGTGTGGACGCTGATTACCGCATTGAGAGCGTTGAATACCATGTGGACGCAAGAACACAAACGCTTGAAACTGTTTTGGAGCTTGGACGTGAGACGCCTTTGTTGGCTGACTACCTTTACGCTTTGAAAAGTAAGACAAGTCATTTGAGTAGGCATAAGGTGGCGAGGCTGGTTTAGGGCTTTGGATAAAAGCGCAAGGCGGACTGTTGTTGAGGTTCGGGATGATTTGCATGGGGCGGTTAGGCGTTTGGCTTTGTTAAACGACTTGCGGATTTATCAGCTTGTGAACGCTATTATTGAGGAGTTTTTGAGGGATGAGGAGCGGGTTAAAGCCTTGATTAAGAGTTTGAAGGTTAAGGGGAATGTTTCTTAAGCTTGTATGGGCTTAATTATTTTGGATGCGGTTATGTGTGGTTGG